ATAGTTCTCACAAGAGTTATTGGCTAGGCGAAAGCTTCATGCAGGAAATACGTGATGGCTTTGTGGACGCCACTACCCTGACAGGAGACGGCGGAACAGATCTTACTAGCGCTGCGCTTCATGGTGTTATGCTCCCAATCGCGCTAAGTGGCACAGTATCCACAGGACCACACAGCATGCAGGCTGCATCATCAGAAGCTAAAGCAGGCTGGTTTATTGGACAGGACTTGGGCGCCCCCGCTTCTTATGTTCCACAAGATGCCCAAAGGCTTTTCCGTTTAGTTGGACGAGGACACGGCGAATGGCTTCAGAGAAACTGCAAGGTTTCAATCGAGAGAATTCGTCAGTCAACAGCAGCTGCAAGCGACTACGGTACTTTCAGTGTGGTAATCCGCGAAATCGACGATAGAGATGATAACATTCAAGTACTCGAGCGTTTTGATGGCTGTTCGTTAGATCCGTCATCCCCTAGCTTCATTGGTATCAAGATCGGTAACAAATACACTCAGTGGGATTCAGCTTCACGTCGTCTTAAGACTTATGGAGAGTATGATAACCAATCCGCATATGTGTATGTTGAGTTAGACGAAGCCATCGAGACCGGTGCACCCGGACTCGAAACATTGCTTCCGTTCGGTTACTTTGGCCCCCCTCGCTTTACTAGCACAGCAGCCGCTGCAAGTGGCTCAGGCGATTTTGCTGGTCTTATGGTTGTTTCCCCCACTGCCATAATCAATGGTTCTCTTGTGCCATTCTCAGCCTCGGCCGCCAACACCGGAATGCTTGGCTTCCCACGTACACGACTACGCCACTCATCTTCAGATGGCGGTGTTTCTGACCCTTACTTCGGATTTCAAACAACCAGAGCAACCACCAGCAGCGACTTCGATGCTAGTGTTGCAGACGCTTCACGTAGATGGCTAGCAGCTAGTGTTGCTGACCCTGTGACGGGAACTCCAGCAACTGGTGTCGATGGATACTCTTATGTATTTTCGCTTGATGACGTTGTACAAGACACAGTTAATAGTGGATACCATTATTGTTCTGGTTCTCGTGTTGCCGAGTTATCAGCAACAAGCGCCTCTTACACTGCGCTTCTTGACGCAGACATTAACCGCTTTACCGCACCATTCTGGGGCGGCTACGACGGGTTTGACATCACGCTGCCAGATCCTGTATACAACAAGGCTATTCCAGGAGCAGGTGGTTCCGGAACAGGCACAGCTACAAATCAAAACAGCATGGCATATTACACTTATCGCCGCGCGATTGACACAGTAGCCGACGCGGAGATGATTGACATGAACTTGTTGGCTGCTCCGGGTCTGACCCATGAAGCATTGACTAAACACATGGTTCGTATGTGCGAATCTCGTGGTGATGCATTGGCTCTTATCGATCTTCCTGACATCTACATTCCTTCACACGAAGAGTACAAGTCAGCTAAGAGTGACCGCCATGGCACCACACCAACTCAAGCCGCAACGACCCTCCGAAACAGAAGAATTGACTCCTCTTATGGCGCAACCTTCTACCCGTGGGTTCAAACACGTGATGACAATGGTCAGCGCGTCTGGACTCCGCCTTCCGTTGCAATGATGGGCGTTCTCGCCTCATCCGAGAAGAAATCAGACCTATGGTTCGCCCCAGCAGGATTCAACCGCGGAGGCATCTCTGATGGAGCCGCAGGAATCCCAGTTGTTGGTGTCTCAGAACGCCTGACTTCAAAAGAGCGTGATACTCTATACGAGTCGCGTATCAACCCGATCGCTTCCTTCCCCGGAAACCAGATCGTTGTATTCGGTCAGAAGACTCTCCAAGAGCGTGAGTCTGCCCTTGACCGTATTAACGTACGACGCTTGGTCATCTACATGAAGAAGCAAATTTCAATCCTAGCCACACAGGTTCTCTTTCAGCAGAACACTGACGCAACATGGTTGGTCTTTAAGGGTCTCATCCGCCCGTTCCTTGATAACGTCCTCACTGGATACGGTATCTCAGACTACAGACTGATTCTGGATAAGACGACGACAACCGCCGATTTGATTGATCAGAACATTTTATACGCAAAGATTATGGTTAAACCGACCCGTGCTATAGAATACATCGCCATTGACTTCACAATTGCTTCTACCGGAGCGTCATTCGATGACTAAGGCGATTAACAAAAGAATGGGAGAGAAGTCTCCCATCATACTATTTATTTTTGAGACGTGTACTGCGTCAACAGAAAGGAGCGTCTAGCCATGGCATTTTGGAGTGATAATTTCGCAGATGGGTCCCAAAAGGATCCAAAGAGAAAGTTTAGATTTAAAGTCTCGGTTTCGGGACTCACGGATTCCGACATGGGACCAATTGTGTGGTGGGCAAAGACTGCAGCAAAGCCATCGTTTACTATTGCGTCTGCAGAGCACACATATTTGAATCACACATTTTATTATCCCGGTTCTGTTACTTGGAATGATGTTGCAATTACAATGGTTGATCCACAAGATCCAGATGTTGCAAAACTCTTAGCTTCATTAGTTAAAAATGGTGGCTACCATCCACCAACAACTGCTGGCGATTTCTCAACCATGACAAAAGCTTCAGCAGTATCTACGCTTGGGACGGTCACTGTTATAGCCATCGACGGCGGCGGCGACACAATCGAAAGTTGGGAACTAAACAATGCCTGGATCACGGACCTTAAATTTGGCGATTTAGAATACGGTGGAGATGACCTTACAGAGGTAAGCATGACGTTGAAATACGATTGGGCTACACTAACAGCCGGCGGCACCACAGTCTTCGCGAAAGCCGACTCGGGCGATACAGCGCCATCATCAGAGACACCAAGTTAATAACAATACCAAACACACATAGAGGTGACATTTGTCGAGAAACAGAGACCGTCTAGGTGGTGGAAATTCCACACCTAAGACCGGAGCAGAAGCTCCCCAAACGACACAAAACACAGGATTTTCATTCGTTGTACCAACCGAGTTTGTAGAACTGCCTTCAAGAGGAAAGTTCTATAGCCCCGAACATCCATTGCATGGATGTGACAGCATAGAAATCCGCCACATGACAGCCAAGGAAGAGGATCTTCTTACATCGAGAACACTCCTTAAAAAAGGAATAGCGATAGAGAGACTCCTTCAGAGCATCATAATTGATAAATCAGTCAAGGCTAGCTCCCTACTAGTAGGAGATCGCAACGCACTTGTTATCGCAGCCCGCGTTTCAGGCTATGGCAGCGACTATTCAACAAAGATAACTTGCCCTTCATGCACAAAGGCTTCCACTTATACATTTGACCTTAACGAGGCAGATGTTTATGCGGGAGACAGAAGAGAGGACATAGAGATTACAGATAACGGCGATGGCACCTTTGGTGTTACGCTGCCAGTACTTAAGCTAGATGTAACCTTTAGGCTGATGACAGGCGTAGATGAGATCGCAAGTAGTCCAACAAACAAAAACGATAGAAAAAGAATGGAGAACTCAGCCGTAACCACACAATTGAATGTTATGCTTGAGTCAGTCGCAGGTGATTCCAGTTCGGCGATGATCCAGACTTTAGTGGAAAATATGCCTTCACGTGATTCACGATGGTTACGAAGAGCTTATAAGCTAGCCTCTCCAAACATCGACCTAACACAAGAATACGAATGCGAAGAATGCGGCTTTGAACAAGAGATGGAGGTGCCGCTCACCGCGGACTTTTTTTGGCCTAGCCAATGATTACATGGAGAACGTGTATGAGCAGTTCTTTTTCTTAAAGTATTCCGGAGGTTGGTCTTTCTCCGAAGCATACAATCTACCTGTGGGACTTCGCAAGTGGTTCGTGGATAGGTTGGTAAAGCAACTGAAGACCGAGAACGAGGCGATGGAGAAAGCCTCAAAAGGTCAATCTGGCGGGAACACCCAGACATTGACAGCAAACAATAATCCGATGAAGTCAATTTAGAGAACTTACTTTAAGGCAGGACCAGTAATAAGTCCTGTCTTTTTTCGTATAAAACTATTTATTTCAGTGAAGTTTGCGCTCAATAGATAAAGAAGAGGAAAGATTTAGTGGCTGACATCGGGGATCCCAACAAAATAAGTGCTGATCAGGTTAAACTCATTGAAAAAGCGATGGCGTTGCAACAAGACTGGAATAAGTTACTCGAGCGAATGGGTGCGACTGCCGCCGACTACCTGGCGAAACAGGGAGAGATGATTAAAAACCAAGAGTTATCCGCCGATGCACTTGCGACCCAAATCACGCGCCTCGACGAAAAAATTATAGCAGAACAAAAGATAATAGATCAATACAAGGAACAGAAAAAGTCTCGAGAGTGGGAGATCTCCTTTAATGAACAACAAATTGATCATCTGAACGATCAGATTCGGCTAGTGAATCGGCGATTGCTGCAAAACGGTGACTTAGCAGAGTGGGCCCACGCGGAGACCAAGCGGCTTGAAAAGCAAAAAGAACTCCTTAAGATCAAGAATAGAGAAAACTCGAAATATGTCACCAGCATGGAAGAGGCAGTTGGTCACGCCAAAGATTTGGCAACATCCATGGGAGGACTATTCCAGGCATACGATAAGAGCCCGCTCTTTAACGTTGAGAACATCGTCAAGTTTTCGAGAGCCATGGCCGGCGGCAAAAACAGCGCTTTGCAAATGTTCAATACGCTCGCATCAGTAGGGTTATCGTCATTTATCAACGCAACCATAGGCGCAGCATTAGCGGCTGATAAAGCCGAGGTAGCTTTCCGTAGAACTTCAGGCGCCTCAAAAGCGCTTGCACGGACGATGACAGACTCCTACGCAGCCACACGCGAAATGGGGGTGACGATGGAACAAGCCGGACAGACCATCTCCTCTCTTCACTCCAAGTTTACCGACTTTACGATGATAACAAAGAGAGCCGCAACCGAGATCCAAAACACAGGTAACCTTATGCAACGACTGGGGGTTAGCTCAGACTCCTATGCTACGGCTTTACAAATTGGAAATAAAGTGTTGGGGCAAACAGCAGAACAAGCAGCCAGCACAACCCTAGAGTTAACAAGCTTGGCAGCTAACATAGGTGTCGCGCCAGCACAGATGATCAATGACTTCGGCGCCGCACGCGATTCTGTTGCTAAACTAGGCGCTGACGGTGTAAGAGCGTTCAAGGATCTGGCAAGAGTATCAAAGATAACAGGATTAGAAGTAACGAAACTGTTAGCGATTACAGATAAGTTTGACACATTCGAAGGTGCCGCAACTCAAGCCGGCAAGCTAAACGCAGCGCTAGGCGGAAACTTTGTAAATGCAATGGATCTAATGACAGCAACAGATCCTGTAGAAAGATTCGAGATGATAAGGGGAGCAATTGAAGAAGCTGGACTAAGCTTCGACACCATGTCATACTATCAGAAAAAGTTCTATGCTGACAGCCTAGGATTAGATTCCGTCGGCGATCTAGCGAACATGATGTCCGGCGACATGTCCGCTTTAGGGAATGAAATGAACATGACTTCTGCAGACTATGCTGAACAAGCAGACCGTGCAAGAGAAATGCAAGACGTCATGGAGAAGTTGAAAACTCTCATGAGAAGTCTGATACCAGTGTTTACTCCATTAATCGATAAACTTACTGCCATGGCAGAGCACATGTCTAGAAACATTGAATTTTATAAAAGCGCCGTCACCGTCCTTGGCAGTCTTATTTTACTTTATAAGGGCTCCCGCGTGGCCCTGATGGCATGGGTTGCTATAAAGGCAGGAGCCGTCGCTGTAATGGGAACATGGAATTTCTTGGCAGGCATAGCATCTTTCTTC